TATGTTGCATTAATAAAGTGGACTTCATATAGTGATGATACTATTATCTCTATACCTAAAGATAAGATTATGACTATCACATCAGCTGGCGAAGCCATGACTAACTCGTATGTTAATGTATCTGCTGGATATGATAGAGCAAATATAGAGACTGAACATAATCAAGAATCATACGAAAGAGAACAAGTATCTGATGAGATGAATGAGAAACTAAATGAAATCTTTGATGAACTTGATGGTAGTACTAAACACTAGCTACTCTGACCCTCGGCAGGAGAACACAGCTAAAATAACATAAAAAACAGGATTTGTCAAGCGTGGTTGAAAATGAAATTTGCACATAGTATTTTATACATATTTTACTTTACATTAGCACTATATTCTTTTGTGGCATTATCTTGGACACAATTGTTATTTACATATATTTTATTTTGGTTTTTATTAGAATTTGTCATGAGTATGTTTACTCACAGGTGGGCAACACATGACTTATGGAATCCACCTGTATGGTTTCAAAACATCATGAGTGTAGTATCACTAACTGCATTGATAGGCACGCCAATATCATATTGTGCATGGCACCATAATCATCACAAAAACTCAGATACAGAAAAAGACCCACATAGTCCTAAACATGTCAATTGGTTTAGAATTATTTTTAGAACACACGAACACGAAGGTAGTATCAAGTTAGCGTCTAAGAGATTAAAAAACAAATGGCAAATGTGGTTAACAAAAAATGAAACAGTCTTAGCATACTTGTTTAATTTTATATTGTTTATGATATTACCTATTGAATGGTTTTTATCATGGGCAACTGCCGTAGGCATGACTACATTTTGGGTAATGACAGTAACAGGAATTATGTGTCATATAGGTGAAGTTAGAGATGTTCCGTATATGTATCCTGTTGCATTTTCTGAATCGTTTCATAGACAACATCACATTGAACCACAATTAAAACATTGTTGGTTTGACCCATGCGTTTGGGTTATAAATAAACTAGGGTGGACAAAATGAAACATGCAAGATTAATACAATTGTTAGCATTACTTAATACTATTATTGCCATATTAGGGTGTATTTATTTTCCAGAGTACATCATATATGGTTTAATCGCATGGGCATTTGTAAATATATTTGGCACAAACATTGCAATGCATAGATTTATGTGCCACAGAAGTTTTAGAACAGGTGCGATAAGAGAAAAGATATTAAAATATCTAACTATAATATCTGCATTTGGTAGTCCACTATCATGGACATCACAACATAGATATCATCATAGATATGCTGGACACCCTGTAGATGATAACCAATCACCAGATAGAATAGGTTATGTTAGAGCATGGCTTACTTTATACGACCCCATAACTGTGCCTAAAACAATGGTAAAAGATATCTTAAAAGATAAAGACTATATGTTTATTACAAGACATTATTGGAAACTATTATTTACTTACATTGTTATTTTATATGCGATAGACCCAATGTTAGGTATATTTGCATTTAGTTTTCCTGCAGCTTGTGTATATTTTGCAGCCGGCGCCTTTGGTGTTATACCTCATTCTAAACATTTTGGTTATGTTGTTATTACACCTAGAAAAGATTGCACTGCTGTTAATAGTCCATTGACTTCATTAATTAGCTGGGGTGAGGGTTGGCATAACTATCATCATACAATATCAAAAGATTACAGACATGGACACAAGTGGTGGGAACTAGACCCACCTGCATGGTTTATAGAAAAACTATTTTTAGTGAGTAGAGGTTAAATGTTCAATCAACAGTCTAAATTATTACTATCACAAGTAGTTATGCAACTTACAACATTTGTAGGCATTTATTATTATTGGGGCACCTTTACAATTTTAGATTTTTTTATAATAATCGCTTCTATGTTCTTTTTTGCAATAGTATTAATAGAAACTTTTGTGCATAGATATTGTGCCCATAGAGTATTTGAGTTAAATAAAAAAGTAGAAACATTTTTATTATATTGTTCGACACTCACATTACAACCACCAGCATTAGTATGGGTGCCAAATCATATAACACATCACAGATATCCTGATAAAGAGGGTGATTCACATCCAGGCAGTGATGGTTGGAAAACATGGTTTTGGTGGAACACATATAAAAATAATATGATAAGTGGACACACAGTAAAAAGATTACTAAAGAATAAACATTATAGAATACAATATGAAAACTTTTTTAAATTATACTATCTATTTGTAATACCATGTTTTATAATTAGTCCGTTTTATACACTTTGTATGATATTAATACCTGCTACATTTTGTTTTCATATAACAAGTTTTATAAATGTATTATGTCATATTCCAGGTTGGGGATATAGAAACTTTGATACTAATGATAATTCAGTTAATATTAACATATTTCCTATGAGCTGTGCAACACTACATAATAATCATCATGCAAATCCCTCTGCTATGAACAACGCTGTTAAGTGGTATGAAATTGATGTAGCATATTATGTGATTAAGTTATTGAAAAAATGATTAAAAAAATGAGAATACTGTGGGCCTTATTATGGGTAGGTTTAATATCTAGTTTCTTTTTTCTTACATTAGAACAATGGTTAATTTGTTTATTACTAGGACATTTTTTAGGTGGCATAGGTCAACCTGTTGCATTACACAGATACTTAACACACAAGACATTTAAAACAAATAAATTTTGGCACTACTTTTTATTGTATATATCTATTATAGTAGGCGAAGGTTCTACTATATTATATAAAGCTGCACATATAAAACATCACAGATATTCTGATGAAAAAGAAGACCCACATTCACCCAAACATATGGGATATTGGAAAGTATTTTTTGGTTATTTTTTTGCAAAAGAAGAAGGTAAAAAAAGTATGTTATATGCAAAAGATTTACTTAGAGACAAAGAACACATATTCATACATAAACATTATTTTAAAATACATGCATTACACTTCTTTACATTATTAATGATAAGCCCTATTTTAGTTTATGCATTGTATATATTTCCTGCAATGTATAGTATTATAGGCGCTGGTTTTGTAAATGCTTCAGGTCATTATCCAGAAGAGGCAAGAAACAAAACATGGGTTACACTTTTATTTTTTGATGGACAACATAAACATCATCATGAAAATCCAGCAGAATGGTATATACCCTTTCCATATCTATGGATAAATACATTTATTAGACTAATAAAATCAAACCAGCATTGACATTCTTTGTATAATGGTATATAATGTATAACATGAAATCAGAAAAGAAAAAAGAACATTATGTAAACAACAAAGAGTTTTTGGCGGCTATGACCGAATACAAAAAACTTTGTGTTGAAGCAGAAGAATCAGGTGAAGAAAAACCACCTGTTTCAAACTATATTGGTGAGTGTTTTCTAAAAATTGCAAATCATCTATCATACAGACCTAACTTTATAAACTATACATTTAGAGATGATATGATATCTGATGGCATAGAAAATTGTTTACAATATCTTGACAATTTCAATCCTGAGAAATCAAATAATCCTTTCGCATACTTTACACAGATAATATACTATGCATTTATACGAAGAATACAAAAAGAAAANAAACAAACAACAATAAAAAATAGACTAATCATGGAAGGAAACTATGATGATATGACACTAAACGAAGGCGAAGATAGAAATTTCAGAAATCAGTTTAGTGAGTTCTTACAGAGAAATGCTGGAACTGAAGATGTTCCTGTGGTCAAAAAGAAAACTACTAGAAAACGAAAAGGAAAACTAGATAAATTTATAGAATAATATTATGAAAATAGCCCTACTGAACGATACTCACTTTGGGTGTCGTAATGATAGTCCACATTTTATGGAGTATCAGAATAGATTTTATGATGAATTGTTTTTTCCATACATCAAGGAAAATAACATTAAACATCTTATTCACTTAGGTGATGTAGTAGATAGAAGAAAATTTATTAACTACAATATCGCACATAACTTTCAAGAGAAGTTTTGGAAAAGACTTTACGATATGAGAATTGATACTCATATTATCTTAGGCAATCATGACACCTATTATAAGAATACTAATAGTGTTAATGCAATGCAACAATTAATTACTACATTTGATGGCAAGATAGAACCTTGGATTTATGAGAAACCTACAACAGTTACATTTGGTAATTTACCTATTTTATTAGTACCATGGATATGTGATGATATAGAAGAAGAATCTTTAAAAATAATATCAGAATCAAAGGCACAAGTATGCATGGGTCATTTAGTAGTCAAAGGATTTGAAATGCATAAAGGTCATTTTAATGAACATGGTCTAGAAAAGAA